TCTTTTGAATGGTGACTACGTCAATTACACATCATCTGAAGACCCCATAGAACATACATTCTTTTCTGGACCACAAAAGAGTCTGAAACAACTACATGTCACATTCTTCACGATGAGTCAGGGACGTCTCATCCCCTACGATTTTAGAAATCAAGAACACGTGTTGAAATTTAAAATCGAGTGTAGCACTGGAAAGTTTAAAGCCATCTCGAAGCACACAGCTTCAGATGTTGGGGTTTTACCACCGCCTATAAGCATCCCCGAAATAGAGGATCCGTATAGATGGAATCAGCAGTACATACTGATTGCTATCATCGCATTTTTGGGTATATTCATCCTATTCATCACTCGTAAGAGAACTTAGCGGGTGATGGCGTACACGGGAGCGACGGGCTTCTTCACGGCGGGGGAGAAGCGGGAGATCACGAGGTACACGACGACCGACAGGAGGGTCGTGAAGAGGGCGGTGAGACCGTAGTGGAGACCACCGTTCTTCTGGACGCGGACGATCTGGTTGATCGCCCAGCGGACAAGGTCAAGCCACGAGATGGCAGCCGCGAAGGAGAAACCCGCGACGACCGAGTTGAGGGACTGGGTCTGAAGTTCCTTGGTGAGTACCTGGACAGTTTCGATGGCGGGGCCGGACATTTATTGTAGGCATAGAAAATTATTCTGGTAACAATTCAACCTCTGTTAGGATTTTTTGATATTTTTGTATGGAATACCCCCTCGTCACCTGGAAATTTTCTTCGGTATCACAGTCTGAGTCTGAATCGGAACTTGAATCTTCATCGATGATTTTAAATTCATTGCTCGTCCATCCCTCTGGGTCCATTACTATTAACAGCATTTTTTAACATCTCTTCTGCCGGGCTTTGAGGGATCCATTCATCCCAGTGATCATAGGCTTCGTTAACCTTAATAAACCTAGAATCATCCCCTGAGTACCTGATAAACGGTGGACACTCATCGTCATTCACTTCTTCCAAAGAGTCATCGTCATCCTCCTCCTGGTTGTCGTATATCTCTGGAAAAAATGAACCGATGTGGTCACCCACAGTATTCATAGCACAATACTTTGTGGCATATTCAACATCTTCTGCCGTGACGGTGTCACGACCTGTTGCTTTACAGTATTCACATGCGATGAGCATACTTCGTTCGATGACGGGTGTCATTATATCAATCATTGACGTAATGTATTGTTGTTCCATTACGTATTAAATATCATTCGCATCATACCTTTATCCAATCTAAGTATGTTATAACTTAAGGCGTAGACGTGAAGTGTTCGGTCATAGGTTGTATTTTCGGTGACATTGGCCGTGATCAATTGATTATTGATGAGGCTGAAGTTCACCTGCCCCGTCGGTTGTGCCTGTTCAGGTTCACACGCGAAACTGTAACTGTAGAAACGCCGAATCAATGGTGTTTTGGAATGGTGAATCGCTGGCTGGATCGCCTTGAGAAATACAAAGTTACCAGTGTCCATGTCGAGAACTGGTGTATCATTGAGCGACAGCTCTAAACTTTTTAGATTTTCGTAGAAGATGAGTTTGTTCTCACTCGTGATTTTGTCGTTGTCGTAGTCAAAGGGTGACACAAAGTCCTCATATCCCTTATTGTTAACCCGCTTTATCACGAAATACATTTCCTTGACCGGATTCACGAATTGTGTTCTGATCTTGTGAGACTCTATCGACTTTGGTAGGGTGTAGGTTCCCTGTTGCAGTTGTGTGATCACGTAATCTTTTGTGTGTTTTTTAATGAAGGTTCGTTCGTACTCGTCAAGAAACGCCATCTCTAGGCAGACTTTGCAACTTTTAATCTGGTTAGGAAACAGCCTAGAAAATTCCTGGTCGACGTTGACGATGATGGTTTCGGTCTGTGTGTTTATCTTTTTTATTGTTAAGTAATTGTTCTGTGGGGTATTACCCACGTATGTATAGTAATTCATGTCGTACCCTATATCAGCAATTACACCCGAACCGTTCATTACAAGGTCTGATTCGCTCAATACCCTGTCCCAGTCAATCCCGTTATAAACATATAATCGAACGAGTGACTTGTTTGCGAACGTATCAGCGTCTATATATGCCAATACATTCCCATCATCCGACATCTTGAAATCGTACAGTTCGGATACATCTTCTATACGCACATAGAGTGAAGATTTCAATGTCCAACCATTGTCATTAAATGAATAGACGTAGGTATACCTTTCAGTGAGAAAAGCTACAATGGCACCATTTTTGGAAATAGTGATATCTCGGACGTCCTCGATATTTAAGTTTAATCCACTTTTAGAACCGTCCGAATCAGCTATCTTTACAACTCCGTTGACACTATCATACTTAACATATCGATTAAGATCTCTAGAAACTGCATATACACGATGATTAAAGGGGTCAATATCTACGAGCTCCGTTGGTGGATCTGTTGGATTCACCAATGAGTAAACTTTTACTGTTGTATCGTAAATAACGATATCCGTTTCGTTATCGTTAAAAAAGAGCCGCGTTTCAAAGGTTGTTATATTTGTATGAAATTGATCTGTTACAATATTGTTAAATGCACTGTCACTCGTGATGTTATAAACTCTAACAATATATTCATTCGTAACCGCCCTCGTCACGGTAGCGAAATATTTGCCCGTCTTGGAAACGTACATTTTTATAAACGTTTCTCCACCAAAAGATAAATCGGCACCATTTATCTGTGGCGTCGCCGTAAATAAACGAATGTCACGATCACGCTTGAAAACTTTTATACTAAACCCAGTGAACACCAGTAATATAAGACCGTCATCCGATATACGAACCGAAATTATACCTAATACGGGTAGCGTCTGTGTTGCATTTACAGTATATGATGTGCTCGTGTTGAATAAAATGGAATTTACCGTTTGTGTGACAAGTGCCTGATATCCCACACCATAAACATTACTCCCGGTGTCCGTACTGTTTTCAACCCCCTGAACGATAATATCGTCGTAATTCTCAACGGATCTCGTAATATTTTGGAGTTTGATATAGTCTGTTTCATTATACGCCTTTTTAATTGTCAACAACGTATTTGTGTCATTCATACTGGTGTACATACCATTACTACCCCTGTATCTATACACTTCTACCCAACGTGAAGTAGAGACATCGTAAACGTATACTATACCCACACCACTATAGACAGTATCGTACGGTTCATTGACGTTGTACACAAACATCGATGTTCCCAGGTTATTCAATGTGATATCACTAATCTCATATAATTCAATTACTTGTCCATAGGCAATCCACTCATTATTAGAAAATTCGAAAATATTAAGCTCCTTCGTACTATCAAGTCCAATCACGATTATATACCCATTAGAAGAAAACCTGACTGTCGCCCCGGGGGACGTTTGAAAAACGAATTGGTCTCCTATTTGTACATTTGTTGTTCTGTTATATATGAAATAACTGTCGTTGATGACACCGGTTGTTCTTGTACTGTAGATACTCCCATCTCTTGAGAGTGCCACTAAATCTGTCTTACTCCTAAAATCGTAGCCAGTTCCATTCCACTCCCATAGACCATAGCCTATTTGAGCGACGACGTTGCCGTCATCCGAAAACTGGACATCACCTGACACACTATCAGTTGACCTCTGTACCCACTGATCATCTTCGTAACGGTAAATACCCGACGAGTTCACGATGACATTCAACGCGGGTGAGACGATACCATCACCGACGAAGGTTGTCTGTCCTGTAATTTCGATGCTGTTATTGACGTTAGAAGCGAACGATAATCCATCATTCGATACAACCATGATATTGGACGTAAGTACTTCACTCGACTCAACTTCGTAGTCCAGGGTAACTGTTTGAACAGTGTCGTCGACAGGTGGGTCCGTCTTGACGACACAGTCTTCAATTTCTCTAAACTTAATCTCGATGGTGACTTCTTGATAGCACATGGCACAGAGCGGGATGGCAAGTTCTGGTTTCTGGTAAAAGTAAAAGGGAATGTCGATGAACAGTTTACGAGATGTCGTGGCAGGTCCAAGATGTCCCAAGATGACACCACTCGCGACTGGTACATTCGACGTACGAGCAGGATATTTACCAATGAGTTTTTCAAGGGCTTTCTGCTTGGTCTGTGTATAGTTATGTTCGGAGTATATCTGTAAATAGTCACTCGGGATATGTTGGATTTTTTCATCCCCGATGTACATGTCGACGTATTCAATCATGGCGTGACCGATCGATTCGATGTAGCCGACGCGAGTGATTTCGGCTTCGGCTATGGGATTCAGTTCGACGTCTAAACTAATCGTCTTGATCAGATCACCTTGATCTTTGGGGATGGTGAGACGAATAGTCTTTCCGAATTCTGGATCACCGTCAACATCCAGCTTTACAAACTGTGTCGTATAATTCGTGTGTTTTTTGAATAACTGCACGAAGTGTGAATAGTCTGGTTCTTCCGTGAAGTATATGTCCTGGACACCCTTCGTTGTAAGCTGAATGCGACCAGCCATTACTACTATACCCCTTTAAAATTTTAAACCTGCGAGACCGCTCTGGATGTGTAGAATATTGTAGTTGATGGCGTAGACCTTGGCGAGTACATCGTCCGTGGATGGTTCAATGGTGATCGTCATACGTTTGTGAAAGATCCGACTCATATTCACGTGTCCCGATGGTGTGTGTTGTTCAGGGTTATCAGCAAAACTGTAGACACCGAACGTGTACCCATCTTCTGGGCTATTCACGTGATGTAAAAGTGGTTGTTCGTAGGTCAGGAAAAGATGGTCAGCGTCGATGACATTCATATCATTAAAGTCTAACGTGACGTGTTCAATCTTTACATGCTCGTCACCCTTCTTACCGATGAACAGTAATTCTCGAACAGGGTGTTTAAAGTTGAGCATGAAGGTCTTACGGGTTTCACCTGGTTTGAAAAGAATCTGTGACACTTGGAGTTGTGTGATGAGGTACTCGAGGGGCATGGACTGGAGATACATTCGTTCTTCATCACTCACGAAAACAAACTCTGTATCCAGAGACATGTTCTTTATGACCGAGTCAACACCAGACGAAGGAATCGTTCCGTTGATGATGGTCTCCAATGGATTAAGTTTAATCACGACTTCAACCAGTTGTTTAGACATGGCTGTCGTCGGTATCGACAACGGGGATGCTCTGTTAAAATAGAATGGGATATCGATAAAGAAGGTATAGTCACCCGTGTAATCAAGAACCTGACTTCCGTGACCGTT